GTTTATCTCTTGCACAATGGCGAACGTATCGCCGGGCCTTATGGGCCGTTTGCGGGTGGCGGTAGCGGTGGCGGTGGTTCCGGCAATAACGCCGTTTTGACCGTCACAAATACTTCGGGGTTCGTATCCAAAACCATTGCTGAAGGTGATGACCTTAATTTAACTATTACATGGTCATCCGTCGAAGATGAGATGCCAACGGGCAACGGTACTGTAAAAGTATCGGTAAACGGTGCGACAAAGTATCAAGCAGATGTTGCGCAAGGTATCGTTGTAGTAAATGCGGGCGACTATGTTTCTGCGGGTGGTAATGTTGTTAAAATCAACATTTCCGATATCTACGGAAATAACAAAACCGTATCTTTCAACATCACATCCGTTGCGATTTCCATTTCTTCGACATTCGATTCGACTACACCTGTAACGGGTGCAATCGTGTTCCCGTATACCCCTGTTGGAGCGGTTTCAAAGACCATTTATTTCGCAGTGGACGGAACAACTGTTTCACTCGTTACAACATCGGTTTCGGGTCGAAATCTGACACAGAACCTTCCGGCTCAAAGACACGGTGCGCACACTCTTGAAGTATGGTTTGAATGCATCATCAACGGGCAGGAAGTCGAAAGTAATCATTTATACTACGAAGTGATTTGCATCGAAGAAGGAAATACGACACCGATCATTGCTTCTTCCTACAACAAGAATACAATTCAGCAATATGATACGGTCATGATCCCGTATAGTGTATATACACCCGACAGCCTTGATTCACAGTTAGAAGTAAAGGTGAACGGGAACACAGTATCCGAAATCACAGTGGACAGAACACAGCACGTTTTCTCATATCGTGCAGATGATGTCGGAACCATGAATATTAGATTCAAAAGCGGGTCTGCTACCAAGTCATTCAGCATCACGGTTGAAGAGTCTGATATTGATGTTGAGCCGGTAACGGACAACCTTTCTTTATATCTGTCAAGTGCAGGACGTTCCAATGGTGAAGCAAATCCCGGTGTTTGGGAATACGAAACCATTTCGGCTTCCCTCACAGGGTTCAATTTTACAACTGATGGTTGGAAAAGGGACTCCGAAGGAATCACCGCTTTGCGAGTAATGGGAAGTGCAAGGGTTTCCATTCCGTATAAACCATTTGCCACAGATTTCAGAGCGACAGGGAAAACGATAGAAATCGAATTTGCGACACGGGATATATTAGATTATGAAACGCCTGTTATCTCTTGCTATGCGGGAAATAGAGGGCTTCTGATAACACCGCAGAAAGCGACTTTAAAATCTGAACAGTCCGAAATCTCCATGCAGTACAAAGAGGACGAACATATCAGACTTGCTTTTGTCGTTTCCAAACGTGCGGGGAGTCGGTTGGTTCTTGTCTATATTAACGGCATTGCTTCGGGTGTAATTCAGTATCCCGATAATGACGACTTCTCACAGACCAACCCCGTTAATATTACTATCGGAGCCGATGGATGTACAACCGATGTTTATTGCATCCGGGTCTATGATAACGATTTGAATCGTGGGGAAATCTTAGACAACTGGATCGCCGACACGCAAATCGGAGCGACCATGCTTCAGCGGTACAGACATAACGATGTCATTGACGCTTATGGAAATGTAGTCATCAATAAACTTCCGGCAGACTTACCGTATATGATTATTGAAGCCGAAGAATTACCGCAGTATAAAGGCGACAAAAAGACGGTTAAAGGCGAATATGTTGACCCTGTAACGAATTCCAAAAGCTTCACGTTTGAAGGATGTCAAATCAATGTACAGGGTACATCTTCCGCACCTTATGCACGAAAAAACTACGATATGCAGTTTAAAGGCGGTTTTGATTTGACCATGAGCGGGAACCACGTTGACAACTACGCTTTGACCCCGAACATTGTGCCTTTCAATCGGTTTGTTCTGAAAGCAGACGTTGCTTCTTCGGAATCCGCAAACAATGTCGAACTGGTCAAATTGTATTGCGATGCGAACCCGTTCACAAGACGGGAACAGGTGGATAATCCGAAGGTCAGACAAGGTATATATGGCTTCCCTATCGTTTTGTTTTGGCGGGATGCGAACACGCAGACCGTTCAGTTCATGGGCAAATATAACTTCAATCTTCCGAAACGTGCGCCCGGCCCATATGGTTATAGCGACAGCATGGAATCTTGGGAATTCCAAAACAATACGTCAAATCTGATGCTTTTCAAAACTGACTACTTTGACCAAACCATGGTTAAAGACCCGACCACAGGAGATGAAAAAGAAGCATGGCGGTATGATTACGAAGCAAGATTCCCTTCGGATGAATGGACAAATACAGCCAAATTGCAGGAATTACAATCATTTATCTATTCCACATATAGAGTCAATGCGACAGGTGATGCATTAGAAACCCCGGTCACATATGGACAGGGTGCTGATGCAGTAACCTATACCAACGACACAGCCGATTACAGACTGGCGAAATTCAAGTATGAGTTCGGGAAATATGCGGAAGTTGATTCGTTCATTTTCTATTATATCTTCACAGAATTATTCTTGATGGTAGATAGCAGAGCGAAGAACCTTTTCATCGGCTTCAGCGGGTCAGATGCTACAGGAACCACAGCAATCGACAGGAAAGCCGTAGCGGAACCTTATGATATGGACACCGCAATCGGAACCAACAATGAAGGCTCGTTGGTGTTTGGTTATTCTTTGGAAGATACCGACCACATCGAAGGTGCTGACGTTTTCAACGGTCAAGAATCCGTGCTTTGGAACAACGTTCGGGATGCTTTCCCGTCCGAAATCGTTCAGATGTATCAGACCCTTCGGTCGAATGGAATCATATCTTTTGCAACTGTAGAACAGCGGTTTGAAGAGCATCAAGCCAAATGGCCCGAAGCTATTTTTAACGAGGATTCGTGGTTCAAATACATCGACCCGTTGACTAATCCGGATCCAGACAAAGACCCGACTGCGGTATATCTTCCGATGATGCAGGGAAGCAAAGCAGAACAGCGGAAATGGTGGTTATATAACCGCTTCCGTTACATGGATTCCAAGTGGAATGCTGGGGATGCTCTTTCCGATGTCATTCAGATTCGTGGTTATGCGAAATCTAATGTCACCGTCACACCGTACGCAGATATTTATCCAACCGTTAAATATGGTTCGTACCTTGTCAGCGAAAGAGGGCAACACGGTGTAGCAACTACTTTGATTTGCCCGCTTGACAATGTCAATGATACTGAAATCTACATCTACTCCGCATCACAGCTTGCAAGCGTGGGTGATTTGAGCGGTTTCAAAGTCGGTTTCGCTGACTTCCATAACGCTACAAAATTACAGTCAATCAAACTGGGTGATAGTGCTTTAGGGTATGAGAACCCCAACTTGAAAGACTTGACACTTGGAAACAATGTATTGTTGAAAACCGTTGATGTCAGAAACTGCGGGAACTTGGTTAATCCTGTAGATATGAGCGGATGCAGAAATCTTGAAAACGTCTACTTTGAAGGCACGGCGGTAACAGGCGTAACGCTTCCAATTGGCGGTAATTTGAAGGTCATTCATTTACCCGGTACAATCACCAATCTGACCATTCGGAACCACCCGTCATTAACAGATTTAACGGTCGATAGTTACGACAACATTTCCACGCTGTGGCTTGAGAATATCGGGAATACCGTTGACATGAGAACGGCACTTGAAGCGATCCCGGCAACCAGTAGAGTTAGATTGATTGGATTCTATTGGGAGTGCGAAGATGTCACCGAAATTGAAGAATTGTATGATTTACTGGATACGATGCGGGGACTTGATGAGCATGGGAACAACATGGAAAAGGCTCAAGTATCCGGCACTATCCACACCGATTCTTTGACAGGTACGCAGATTTCCGCTTTCCTTGCCCGGTATCCATATATCAACGTAACCGCTGACCATACATCTGCAGTTCTGAACTATTACAATTATGACGGGACGCAGTTGCTGACTACCGAAACCGTTCTTGATGGTGGAAACGGTACTTACAGCGGGACACCTTCCCGTTCACAGGATGCACAGTATACATACACGTTCGTTGGTTGGAGTAAACAGAAAAATCAGACCGAAGCAGATGCAAACGCTGTCAAGAATGTTTTAGGCGACAGGGATGTTTATGCGGCGTACTCCACAACCGTTAGAACGTACACTGTCACTTTCTACAACGGCTCGACTTTGTTGCGGACTGTGAATAATGTTCCATACGGTGGAACGGCTACCTATACAGGCGAAACACCTGTCAACCCCGAAGACGCTTCGCTTGCGTTCGAAGGTTGGGAACCGTCCAATAGCAATATCACTGGGGATACAACTTGCTATGCGAAGTTTGAAGACCCTGTTGAAGTGGTTGAGATTTCCGACTCTTGGGATACGATTATTGCAAATATCGACAACGGGACGTATGCCACAAAGTACAAGGTCGGCAATTACAAACCCCTTGACCTTGGAACGGAAGGCACCATCAATATGCAGATCGTTGGTATCGATGTTGACGAACTGGCTAATGGGAGCGGAACGGCTCCATTAACATTTGTTGGGATGGAGTCGCTGAAATCAGAGCATCGGATGAATCCAGCAAAGGTAGCCAACACCGAAGGAACAGGAACGCTTGGCGGTTGGGAAAAATGCGAGCTGAGGTCTTATCTTAAGACAACTATCCTTCCGCTAATACCAGTTAATGTCAAATCTCGGATAAACAGGGTTACGAAGTATTCAAAAATCTATCAAGCGTCAGACGAAACCTCAGTGAACAACGTTGCATCAACAGAAGATGTTTGGATTCCAAATACGAGGGAAGTTGGTTTTATAACCGCATCGGGTAGGGAAACACTTGGGCCGACTTATAAAAGTCTGTTTACTGATGACAACAGTAGAATAAAGCATATAGTAAATACGACGACAGCCGCCTTTTGGTGGTTGCGGTCGGCAAACAACGCTTACAATTTCCGATATATCGGTGGCGATGGCAAGTGGTACCACAGCGGTGCCAATTACACCGAATACGTGGCTATCGGCTTCTGTCTCGGCCTTGAACAAGAAACCATCACTGATTCTTGGGCAGACATCATCGCAAGCACGAAAGACGGCACATACTCCACCAAGTACAGCATCGGCGATACAAAGATGGTCGATTTTGGCACATACGGTAAACACTTGATGCAACTTGTAGCAATGGACGCTGACGAAAAAGAGGATGGAACAGGCACGGCTCCAACTACTTGGGTGTCACGGGATGTAATTTTTACGGCATACATGAGCAAAGCGTATTCTCAAGGGACGGAAGGAACAGGAACCCTTGGAGGTTGGGAAAAATCTCGCATGAGAACAATCACGTTGCCGTACATTAAAGGAATTATGCAACAAGATGTTGCTCAATCCATAACGCCAGTAAAAAAATATTCTCGTATTATGCTAACCTCGGACGAATCGACAGTTAATGATTCGGAAACGGTTGACGAATTGTGGGTACCTTCGGTTCGGGAAACTAATGCTACTTCAGCAGAAAGTAAAGGCCCGCAATATATCGACATATTTGGAGACAAATACTCGGATAAAAAACAAAAAAAATACAGAAGCAGTGGCTGGACGTATTGGTTGCGAACAGCGTATAGTAATAGTTCCTACTATACAATTGGATCTAATGGATCATGGTATTATAGTAACTCGCAATCAACAGACGGCGTTGTTATTGGCTTCTGCATCTAAAAAACTTGCCCAAATCCAAAAGAGTTCATATTAGTTCATATTAAAATGTGATATTGTGGTAGTGGGAAAGGATGAAAAATGTATCGTTATTACAACCCTAACCCATACGGAAAGTTAGTTGGAGACTGTTCGATTAGAGCAGTCTCCATTGCACTTTCTCAAGGGTGGAAGAAGACTTACAAAGAAATTTGTTCCCTTGGGTTGATGCTCGGAGATATGCCGTCATCAAACGCTGTTTGGGGAACGTATCTTCAAGATCACGGCTTCCATCGTGAAATAATTCCAAACAGTTGCCCGAATTGTTACAGTGTCCGGGAATTTTGTTTGGATAACCCTGTTGGCACTTTTGTCCTTTGTACAGGAACCCACGTTGTAACCGCAATTGACGGTGATTATTATGATTCGTGGGATTCCGGGGATGAAGTGCC